GCTAAAGGTGTAGTACCATCGCTTTGTGTTAATGGTTTTGTAGCACTAACAATCGGACCTGTTGGATCTGTATCTTCAAACGTATTTCTATATCCAGTCCACATTTCGCCATCATGCACCATAATGTCAATTTCGTCAATAACACTACTATACCATAATGTACCATTTTTAGTTAATGTAGATGGACTTTCTTTATTAGCAGTAAATCTTAATGGCTCCCATAGACTTACAAGATAAGTACCTTCGTCCACCGAAGTTATATTGCTATTAACAGTTAAACCGATAGCATCTAATAAACCTCCATTTGATTCCTCAATTAGGAAGTCGCCGCCTAATACATGGCTAACAACTACTCTGTTTTGTGCATCTACGCTTGCTTGAATATTTCTTAATCCAGAAGCATTAATTGCAGCAGCAATTCTTTCTGCATCGTCACCATTATTAAAAACTTCAAAATTAGCTTCAAACATATCTGTGTTTTTAGTGCCAGCTAGTCCTTCTGTAATATACAGAGTATATTCGCCAGTACTATACCAACCTGTAGTGAGCTTTTTACCAACAATGGTATTTGATCCTGCGGCTGCTTTTCTATATAATTTAAATTCATTTTCCATTCCAGGAGATTCAGTACCAGTTACTTTACAGTATAGAGCACCTGCTGGAATGTTTACTCCGCCGCCTGATCTATCTAGATAATAAATTGCATCAAACCCATTAGCATATAATGGTGTTGATACTTTGTCAAATGCTGCTGTAGCTTGATTGTATTTCTTCACAACCAATTTGGCGCCGCCAGCTGGTTCTGTAGTCTTAATCCAAACAGAGCCTGTTCTTGCACCAGCTCTTGGATCTGTTAAATCATCACTCTTAAACTCAGGAACTGATGTATGTGGAGCAATTGCTAGATCAGGAGCATAATATTGGCCTGAAATAATATTAAAAAAGCCTTCATCACAAGCATCACCTGAAATAGTCATTCCGCCGCCATTGCCACGACTTACATAAAAGCTTAAACGACTATTTTTTACAGTGACATAAATGCCAGAATTGTTAAAAGCTGTATTAACTCTAGCAGCATATTCTTCTGCTGTATCATCTGTTAATGATAAAGCAGGCTGACTATTAATAACTAATTCTTTGGTAGCATTTTTAACGTAAGGATCAGTAACAAGAACTGGCCAACTTAAACCCCAACCATTACTGCCTACAGCTACCCATGTTCCAGCGTCAATACTAGCTGCTGAATTACCTGGGCTTTTAAAATAAAGAACATCTGGATCATTATAATCAGTATCTAAGTTACTCAAACTCACAATAGCATATTCACCGATGGCACCGACCGAAGCTTTTGGAGTAAGCTCACCATCAGCATAGTTAACAACTTTTGTAGGATCTGTAATAACTATTGTCTTTTTAGCTTGGAAAGTTTGACCGGTTTTTGTACTTCTAGGACCATTATCCCATTGAAAAACTCCCCAATGGCTATTGGCAGTATCTAGCCAATGTGTACCATTTACCGGTTCTGAAGTTGGAGCATCTGCTTTTGCATTTAATTCTTTAAGATCAATGTCTGCTCTTACAACATATGCTCTATTACTCACACCTAGTAAGCTATATGCTGCCTGTAAACCATATTCGTTTTGCTCACCTGCATGAATTGGATTGTTATTGGCATCAGTTTTGAATAGAGGACTACCAAATGTGGTTGCCAAATCTCTTTGACTGGTGATTAAGTATGCTTTGCCTGCGTTGGCTTTTAATGTGCCAGAAGCAATGCCAGTATTCGATGGATTGGCTTTGTCTTGCTCTGAAGCAACAATAATTAAAGGTACGGTACTTGGTGCGGCTGGTGCGTAAAAGCTTTCATCGATGACTGTTACGGCAACGCCTGGTGAATTTAATTGGGCCATTGTGAGAGTTCTCCTAGATCTTGCTCAATGTATTTATAGCAAAATAGAAAAATCGCCGTCATTGACCTTACTAATTTATGATATTTCTACTACTTCTTCCTCGACTTTATCAAGAATTTCAACATTATTAACTAAAAATTCTATATGTCTATATAAATCCGAAATACTTCCATTGTTATCTATAACCGAATCAAACTCGGTACCGATCCAACTCCATTCACTAGCATGAATTTTCGTCTCTATCATCTGCTTCTTTTGAATTTCATTACCATGATTAGCTGCCAAGGCAATATCATGCCAAGACGGTAATGGTCCTCTTTTAACCCAAATAACTTTACCTCCTGCATTTTTAATGGCAGAAATTTCATTAACAAACCTACAATCACTAATTACTACATTATCTTTAGAATTTTGAAGCTTATTTTCTAAACTAGCTATCCAAATATCGTCGTTAAAACCTTTGCGGCAAACTTCAGTACCCCAATATTGTAATACCCATCGTGGAGTAAGATTAGGCATATTGAGCCTATTACTCCACCAAGGATCTACTCGTTCACGCCATTCCCTGCTTTGTTTGGTTCGCCCTTCCAACATTTCTCGATCCCACCCAAATACAGATGAAACTGCATCTTTTAATGAATTTGCAAAGCTATCTCTTTTAAATTCATGAAAATTGACTAGATAATCTGCTATAGTGTCTTTGCCGCTGCCGATGAAACCACAAATGCCAAGTATCACAAAAGTCTCCTTTTTATAATAATAAAGCAATTCAAGATAAAAGTCAATAGCAAATTAGCCAATAACGAAATAATACCCGCTACCACCAGGCACAAACATTTCGATTTCTTTTTCTAATTTTTCCAACTCTTCCTTGCCGGCAGATTTTAAATCAGCACCGTTCAATCCACCTGCACCGCCTGGTCCTGCTATTTGACTAAATTTACTACGTGCTTCACCTAACATCAACTTGCAACCAGCTAATGTATAGTCTTTGAACCATTGCCCAGCATAGTTGTCTCTAAGCAAATGATAATCTGGTCTGTAATTATAACCTTTAATCAATACCTGCTCGCCTTCACCGTAGGGCCTTTGTAATATTCTTAATGTATGAGTAGTTGGGATCCACTGAAATTCAATAAAAGCACCAAACATTCTACCCACTAATTTTTGATATCCAGCAAACATTTCGTATGTTGCTATACCACCTAACATGGTACTATTCAACAAATATGTGTTTGTATAGGCCAGATTAAACGGTTCAAAATTTGTTCCGCCACTACCGCCTGCTGTTCTAGAACCAATAGTTCTACGGTAAATGCTACGTACTTCCACAATATCATCAGGCAATCTATAATCATTTGTGTCTGCTTGTAATTCTAAAAAATAATAAGCTTCTTCTACAGCATTAGGACTGCGCTGTCTAAACTTGGCTAACGCTCTGTTTAATGCAGTTTCATAATGAACAGGATCCAATTCTATATCTACCATGCCGTCGCCCAACATGGCTTTACAATATGAATAAACTTTTTGTCTTTCTTCTACAGCAGTGGTTTCTAGCATAACGGTTCTCCCAGTATATTTAGCAGCTGATAAATATCATATGCCACGCTTATCACTTTATCGCCCAGAAAGAGGAAATGATTTTAAATTCATAGATCGCCAGATCAGTGAAATGTTCGCCATTGGCGGCACTGATTTCTATCTACACAAATATATAGGTGTAAAAAGTTCCGCAGAAACTTCCACTGCTGATACTCCTTTTTATACCAAAGACGGTGTTACTCCCAACTATGATCCTACTCAAATACAAGATTTACTTCTATTAGAAAATAGAGACAGAAAATATGACTCCAGCATCTATAAGATTAGAGGTCATTATAATGTACAAAACTTAGATTTTAATCTTAGTCAATTTGGGTTATTCATTGACAACGACACAGTATTTGCCACTGTACATATTAATGACTGGATTCAAACTATAGGTCGCAAACCTATTAGTGGCGATGTAGTAGAACTGCCACACTTAAAAGATGAATTTGCCCTAAACGATTATAACATTGCCTTACCAAGATATTTTGTCATTGAAGATGTTAGCAGAGCCAGTGAAGGATACAGTATAACTTGGTGGCCACATTTATATAGATTAAAACTTAAGAAAATTACAGACTCACAACAGTTTGCTGACATATTGGATCAACCTATTGCCGATGCCAACGGTGATCCTACAAATCAAACATTACGTGAAGTATTAAGCACCAAAGGCAAAGAATTAGAAATTAATGATGCTATCATAACACAAGCCGAAGCAGACACTCCTTTGAGTGGGTATGAAACTAGACAATTTTACACATTAGCTATTGATCCAACTAATGGCAGCCCTATATTAACCACTGTTGACGACAATACATCACCACCAGATGCCAGTACTATGGGCTTAGACACTAGCCGAATATCAGGCAGAGCTGTTAGAAGTGGTTATAGTGGATATCTGTTAGGCGATGGATTCCCTCCAAACGGTTACGAATTTGGCCATGGCATTATGTTTCCTGCCAATCCTTATCTCAATGATTATTTTTTAAGAACAGATTTTGCCCCAAATAGATTATTTCGATACAATGGAAAACAATGGGTAAAAGTAGAAGATGCTTTACGCCATACATTGACAAATACCAATAACCGAACCACACAAAAAACCAGCTTTATAAATAATACCAACGTTAATACAATTAATGGGGAACAAGTTGTCGAACGTCAGGCACTTAGCAAGGCACTTAAACCCAAGGCAGATTTATAATGCAATTCTTCTACGATGGTCAAATAAGACGTTATCTCGTTCAAACAATAAGATTACTCAGTAATTTCGTTGTCAAATACGCCGACGGCACACTAGTACGAGTTCCAGTAATGTACGGGGATCAAGATCGTCAAGTTGGCAATATTATTAGACAAAATAGTGAAAATAAAATACAAGGTGCTCCAAGAATAGCTATCTATATTAGTAGCTTAGAAATGGACAAGGACCGTCTAGCTGATGCTACCTTTGTGGGCAAATTGCATATAAGGGAACGTGATACAGAATATAATCCAGAAACAGGTCACGACGAATATACCAGCACTCAAGGTAGTAATTATACCATAGAAAGAATTATGCCTACTCCGTATAAACTTACAGTAAAGGCTGATATATGGACTTCTAATACTGATCAAAAATTACAACTTTTAGAACAAATATTAATGCTATTCAACCCTAGTTTAGAAATACAAACTAGTGACAACTATGTAGATTGGACCAGTCTCAGTGTGATCTATATGGATGATTTAAATTTTAGCAGTCGTACTATTCCGGTAGGCACTGACAGCCCTATCGACATTGCCACAATGGATTTAAGTATGCCAATATGGATTAGTCCACCTAGTAAAGTTAAAAAATTAGGACTAATTAATCGTATTACTATGGGTATGTTTGGTCAAATTGGCGACTCCGATGATGGTTATATCGACGGCATTGATTCTGGTACAGGAGGTTCAGGTCCAGGACTAGTTGACTATATAGGCGGTATAAGAACTGTAATAGATAACTTTGATATCATAGTATACGGTGGCCAGGCAAGAATATTTTATCCCGATGCCAGTGGACACAGAGTAAACAATTTAATGGACGTAGGAATCGATTCAATTAAGATTGTTAATTGGACTGTGATATTCGACAAATATCCTGGGACATATAGTGCTGG